GTGCTCGACCCGTCGATCGAATCCCTCGACGCACTGCTTCCCAGGTTGGCCGCAGCAGACGAGATCGTCGCCGCCTGCCGGTACGCCGATCAGCAGTCGCTTGCTGCCGGGTTCATCAAGGTCAACGCCACCGTCAAGGATGTGCGGACCAAGCTGTTCGCGATGGCAGCAGACGCCGACGAGGCCACGGTCATCGACACCTCGCCAAAGACGAAGGCGCTTGCCCAACCCAAGCCCAAAGCAGCGTTCACGACTCGTGACGCCTACAAGTCGCTCAACCAATTTACGAAAGGGTGAACATGCCTACCTTGACCGAAACGAACCATACTGGCGAATTTCTGCTGGCCGAAGCCAACGGCGAGATCAGCCGCGAGCAAGTCACCGTGACAGTCTCGGGCTCGACCCCGTGGCTTTCGGGCACGCTGCTCGGAAGGATCACGGCCACCGGCAAGTTCATCAAGTACCTCAACGGCGCGGTTGACGGATCGCAGACTGTCGCAGGCATCCTGTGGAACGAACTGGCGCCGGTTGCAGGCGACATCAAGGCCACCGTCATCGTGCGTGATGCCGAGGTCATCGGCTCGAAGTTGACCGGATCGGATGCACCGGGCCTTGTCGATCTCGCCGCAATGCGCGTCGTCGTTCGCTGAACCAATTACTAGGAGCAAATCAACATGCCTTCATTGGACATTTTCAACGACGACGCCTTCGGTCTGATTTCGATGACCAAGGCGATCATCGAAGCCCCCCATCAGCCGGGTCGCGTCACCGAACTCGGGTGGTTCTCCAACGAGGGCATTTCGACGACCTCGCTGGCGATCGAGAAGATCGGTAGCAACCTGACGCTGGTGCCCTCCGCGGCGCGTGGCGCCCCGGGCAAGCCCATCGTGGGCGACAAGGCCCGCATGGTCAACATCGGCACCGTGCACTTGCCCCAGCGCGCGACCATCAGCGCCGACGAGGTGCAGAACATCCGTGCCTTCGGCACCGAGACGGAAGTCGAGACGGTGCAGAACGTGGTCAACAAGCGCCTCGCCAAGATGCGCCGCGACCTCGACACGACGATCGAGTGGCAGCGCGTTGGCGCCATCAAGGGTCAGGTGCTGGACTCGGACGGCACGACCGTGCTGCACGACATGTTCTCGATCTTCGGTGTGGCGCAGAACACCAAGGACATGAACCTCGATTCGGACTTGACCAAGGTCCGCAACATGGTGGTCGAGGTCAAGCGTTCGATCGAAGTCGAACTGGGTGGCCTGAACTACCGCTCGATCCGCGCGCTGTGCTCGCAGACCTTCTTCGACGCCTTCGTGTCGCACCCTGGTGTCGAGAAGGCATACGACCGGTGGATGGACAGCCAGTTCCTGCGTGAAGACCAGCGTGCGGGCTTCTACTTCGGCGGCGTGTTCTGGGAAGAATACCGCGGCGTCGTGGCCGGCACCTCGTTCATCGAGACTGACGCGGCCTACATGGTGCCCGAGGGCGTGCCCGACATGTTCATCACGAACTACGCGCCGGCAGACTACATGGAGACCGCGAACACCATGGGCCTGCCGTACTACGCGAAGCAGGAACTGATGCGCATGGGCAAGGGTGTCGAGATCGAGTCGCAGTCGAACCCGGTGTCGATCAACACCCGCCCTCGCGCGGTCATCAAGTTGACCCGCACGTAAAGTGACGACCCCCGCATTGCTGCGGGCGTTCGACGGCATCCTTCGTCGGATAGGCGAGGATGCCGTTTTGCGTTCGACCACCAGCGGCGCCCCTCCCGTCGAGGTGCCCGGCACGCCCGTGCGCGTGCACCGCGAGTTCGGGGTCGAAATGCAGGGGCAGTACGGTGACCTGTCGATCGCCAGGATCGTTGCCACGATGCACCGCACGCTGCTGCCGCGACAGGGCGACCGCCTGGACATGGGCACGGTGGTGCTCGGCGCGCTGGTCGCCACCGATCGGTACATCATCGACTCGCCGCCGTTCGCCGACAACGGCGTCTCGGTGCGCGTGGTGCTGCGGGAGGCGTGAGGTGGCCTTCGATGTGAGGTTCGATGTGCTGGAGATCGCCGCGCTGCGCGACAAGCTGACCCAACTCGACGACGCCCGCATCCAGGGGGTCGTGAGCAAGTCGATCACCGAGGTGGCACAGCGCACCTACGCGAACATGGTTCCGAGGATGACTGCAAGGGTCAACCTGTCCGATGCCGATGTCCGCGAGCGCATGGTCGTGACGCCCGTCAAGCTGCAACCGAAGGGTCTGCTCGAAGCCTCGATCGTGGCCCCGGCAAGCCAGAAGTCGGGGGTCATCAAGGTCAACCCGGTGAGCACTCTGCGCCGGTTCGCGCCGCGGCAGGAAACGACTGCGGTCAAGTGGCCGAACGCGCGCATCGCCGACAAGATCGGGAAGCTGGGCGTGCACCCCACCAAGCCCGGCGCGTTCCTGCCCTGGAAGGCTCGCACGGGCGATCCGCTGCGCGCCATCCCCATCGACATGAAGGCCAACGGCGTCAGCGTCGAGGTGCTGCGCGGTTCGCGCAAGCGCATCGCGACCGCGTTCCTGATCCCGCTCAACCGCGGCGCCGAGCGCGGCGGCAACGGGCTCGGGGTGGTGCAGCGCCAGGGTGGGAAGATCAAGACGCTGAAGGGGCCGAGCGTCTTCCAAGTGATGCGCGGCTTGGTGCCCGAGATTGAAGACGAGGTTGGCCGTGACCTCCGCGAAACCACTGAGCGCAATCTGAGCGACGCGATCAACGAGGTACTGAGCAAATGAGCACCGCCAAAGACATCGCCGCCCAGATCACGAGTCGCATTCAGGGCATCACGATCGCCAATGGCTTTCTGACCGACATCGGACTGTGCGTGTACCGCGGGCGTCGCCGCCTGGACGAAACGAATTTGCCGTGCGCAGTGATCTCCGAGGGGGCCGATCAGGTTGTCGAGCACCTACGCGCATCGGCACGGGTCATTCAGAAGTATTCCATTGAGGGTCACACCGAATGCGACGCCGATCATCCCAACGACAAAGCCCACGACATTATTTCGGACCTCAAGCGCGCACTTTTTACTGGCGACATTACCTTCGGTGGTCCCGTCAAGAAGGTTGAGTACAACGGTCGAAACATCGTGCCTCGCGAGGATGGGTTCAAAGCGGTCGCCGCGTCCATCGACATCGACATCAGTTACGTTGACCAACTTACTGCCCCATAGCGAAATGCGCCCGCAGTCCATTTGCCGAGTTCGGTCAGTAAACTGCGCGCATTGCAGGTTCTGTAATTCGATTGACCTTCTAGGAGATTGACTATGGCCGCTCGTGGCTTCCTTGGTGCCGGTGACCTCTACATCGCCCGCTACAACCCCGTAACGGCCTTGTTCGACGCCTACAAAGGCCCCTACGAAGCCACGAAGTTCGAGATCAAGCCCAACGTCGAACTGAAAGAACTCTCGTCCCGTGGCCGCTCCAGCTACGGTCAGACGATCGAGTCGGTGGCCCTGGCGCAGCCCGCAGACTTCACCGTCGAACTGCCCGAGGTGAACAAGGAATCCCTGAGCATCGCGCTGCTGGGCACCTCGTCGGCGATCAGCCGCGCTGCTGGCACGGTGACCGACGAGGTGGTCATCGCCAAGAAGGGCGCCTGGGTTCGCTTGGTGCAGGAGAACATCACGGTCGCAGGCTTCGTCGTGACCAACGCTGGTGCCACCGTCACCTACGTGCTCGGCACCGACTACGAAGTCAACTACCGCATGGGCCTGATCCGCTGCATCGGCAGCACCATCACCGAAGATCAGTCGCTGCGAGTGGACTACGCGCACAGTCTGGTCACCGGCACGAAGATCGCTGGCGCAACGAACGCGCAACTCCGCGCCAAGTTCCTGCTCGACGGCAAGAACTTCGCTGACGATCTGCCGTGCCAAGTCGAAGTCTTCGAGGCGATCATCGCCGCCGATTCGGCCTTCGACTTCCTGAGCAGCGAGTTCGCAACGGTGTCCATGCCCGGTCGCCTGAAGACCCCTGTCGGCATGACCGAACCGTTCGTCGTGCGCCTGCTCGACACGGCGATCTGATCGACCTCGGACCTTCCACATAAAGGGTGCCGTGGGGAAACCTTCGGCACCCTTTTCACATCCGCAAGTAGCCAATGGCATCGACTGACACCAAGCTGAATATCGGAGTCACGACCCAAGGGGTCGAGGGCATCCGTAAGTTGGCCGATGAGGTCCGCGCGCTTGGTGACCAGGGCGGCGAGGTCGCGCCACGGTTCAAGGAACTGGCCGGCGAACTCGACAAACTCGCCAAGCAGACCCAGGCCGTCGAGACAGTCGGTGACCTGAACCGCGAGATCGGTGAACTGCGCGAGAAGCAGGAACTGGCCGCAACCGGCGCCGCCGCGTTCAACACGCGGATGACTGAACTGAAGGTGGCGCTGAACGAGGCGCAGGCGGCGCAGGACCGCGCCAACACCCGGTTCAAGGAAGCGAAGAACGCCACCGCTGAAGCTGGCGAGAAGATCACGCTCTACCGGGCGCAGACCGACAAGGCCACGCAGCAGACGACCGACTACGCGCGTGAACTGGGGGTGCTCGTCGCCGCCCAGATCAAGGCCAAGGAAGAACAGCGCAACGCATCCGCTGGGGTTGACGCCACCGCTGCCGCGACCAAGCGCGCGAAGGACGAGATCAAGGCATACGGTGAGACCGTCGATGCCGCGAACAAGCCCGTCAAAGAGATCGAAGGGTCGATCAAGAAGAAGACCGACGCCCTCGACAAAGCCGCCAACGGGTTGCGCAAGGTGGGCCTGGAGACGATCGACTTCGGCGTCGCGACGGAGAAGACCAAGACCTCGCTGGCGGGGCTCACGAAGGAAGTAGTCGAGCAAGAAGCCAAGGCGATCTCGCTGGCTCAAGAGAAGCAGCGGTCGGCCAGCATCGAGGCCGCTGTCGCAGCAGCCAACGTGCGCAACCTGGGCTTGGCGACCACCGCAGCGCGCGAGAGGTCTGCCGCCGAGGCCCAGGCTGCTGCGGCATCGCTCGCCGCCGCCAAGCAGACCGAGGCCGCTGCGCTGCGCGTCAAGTTGGCGACCGAGGAACAGACCGCAGCGGTCAAGGCCCAGGCCGAAGCGGTCAAGTTGGCCGCAGATCAGGCCAAGGCTGCGCTCGACGATGCGTTCCAGAAGACCGGTGTGCGGTCTGCCCAGGCGATCACCGCGGAGATCGTTCAGATCAAGACCGCGTTGAACCGCCTGAAGTCTGACACGACGATCACGGGCGCCGAGTTCGACCGCGCGTTTGCCGGCGCGAAGGCGCGGGTCAGCGACCTTGAAGCAGAACTGCGCGGGCTGAATCGTGGGGTCACGACGCTGGGCACCGGCTTTGGCTCGCTGCGCCAGGGTGTGCAGCAGTTCGCCGCCGCCTACGGGGTCTTCGAGGCGGGCCGCGAGTTCATCAACGCCAACACCCAACTTGAGGTGTTGCGGCGCACAATGACGCTGGTGACCGGCAGTACGCAAGAGGCTGCTCGACAAATCCAGTTTCTTCGGGACACCGCAAACAACTCGGGCATTGCCATTGGTGCAATTTCCGACTCGTTCATCAAGTTCCAGACCTCGGCGCGACTTGCGGGCATCAACGCCACCGTAGTCAACGAAGTATTTGCGGCTACAGCGAACGCAGCGGGTCAACTCGGACTGAGTGGCGACAAAGTTTCATTGATGCTAGGTGCCCTTGCCCAGACGGCAAGCAAGGGTGTGGTTTCGATGGAGGAATTGCGCCAGCAATTAGGGGACAGTCTGCCCGGAGCATTGGGCATTACTGCAAAGGGTCTTGGAATTACCGAAGGTCAGTTGGTCAAACTCGTTGAGTCTGGTCAGTTGCTCGCCGAAGACTTCTTGCCCGCGCTGCGCGATGGTCTGCGCTCGACGTTCGGCGACGGACAAAAGCAGGTTGAAGGCTTCGCCGCGTCATGGGCGCGGCTGCGCAACACTGTCAACGAGACATTCACGTTCATCGGCGACAGTGGGGTATTCGCCGCACTCACGCTGTTCCTCGAACAGACTGGTATCGCACTTCGGGGCCTGTCGTCTGGGTTTGAACTACTCGGCAAGACGATAGGCAACACCCTCGGATTCATCGCGACATTCGACTGGGCAAACCCCCGCGAGTCGGCGCGTAGGTACTTCGAGCAAGTGGGGGCAGACGCGGACAGTTTGCAGGCCAAACTGGACAAGGCCAACAAGAAGGTCGTCGAGTCGGGCACCGCCGCAACGGACGCGCAGACGAAAGCCGGTGCCGCGG